CTTCATATTTTGTATCAAATAGTATGTCACAAATATCAGGCCCCATATTCTTTGTCACATGAATATGATGATTTTTATGTACTTCATTCACTTTGAAAAAACTATAGTTTTTATTATGAACGACAGTATAAAAAATATAGGTAAATAAAACAACCCAGTTATCTATAAAGTTGAAAACAGGAATTGAAAAAAGGTTCGCAATATGTTTTAAAACAATTACATATACACCTGACACAAACTCTAAAATAACTTGAATAACATGTGACAATATATTATCGTGTTCGTGATGATATAAATGTAAGATATTCATATTCGGTCTGTTTTGTCCATCTTCTATTTTATGGTGTACATTTTTATGAACGTAATGTGCTATAACTATGGATATAAAAAATGTTACTAAGGATACAGAAAACCTTTTTTTGTTTTGTTTACTTATCAATAACAGAGATAATAGGATAAGAATCCATGATTTATAATTCACTGTAAAAGACTCGTATAACTTATTCAGCTTATCCTCGTTTAAAAAATCGTGCAGTCCTTTTAAACTAAACATATCTTTCAGGCAGCCAATATCTCTTAGGAAGCCGCACCCGCATCCTTTACTATCTTTACTATCATTTGTTGTTGTTGGTGGTGGTGTATTTTTATCCAAGTTAAAGTCCAAGTTAAAATCAAAATCCATTTTTGGAAGTTTATCTATAAAGTCATTGAAGTCTGAAAACTCTGAAAAGTCAAAATCTTTTTCTTTACTCATCAAGTTATTTTCCTTTTTTGTTAATATATGTTTATATTAATATTAAACATTTTTAAACACATCAAAATAAGCATCTTAGATGCTATCATTGACCACACATTTACTAAAAGTTCTATTTGATGTTCATACTCGTGCAAACATTCATACATTATTCCTGCGTTGATAAACTTCTGCGTTCTTTTTTTTCTACCACTAAGGTTCAAATATTTTTGTTCCAACTGTGTAAGAGGACAATCATGAAGCATTACAATAGAAAAAGCGTCAAAAGATATGATTACAAGAAGACAGGCTAAATAAATCAAGTTATTACTAAAAAGAAGTATAATCCCACTTAGAACAATGATAAGGACATGAATAAAACTGTAATACATACCAATAGCAATATCAAATACTCGAAGATGTATGTAAGGTTGTATATAGTTATTCACTTGTCGTATTATATTTTTTTTTACAACTTCCTGTAAAGAAAAGGAACAACAGTCTTTGTTAGTATGTTTTTCTTCTTGTATGTCTGCTTCTTTTTCATCTACAATTGGAGTTTCATCTATACTTGAAGTTTCATCTATACTCCTCTCTACTTTCATATGAATAATATATATTTTTTTTTATGACATCTATCTTATTTTTCAAACCTTTACATCATTTTACATAAAAATTGATTTAAATAAATGACAATGTAATAAAAGTATAAAGTATAGTATTATATTATTAATATTCATTTAGTATAAAATAATGATTATCCCTGTAAAATGTTTTACTTGTGGCTGTGTTTTAGCAGATAAATACCGTTATTATCAACAAGAAGTTCGTAAAAGAAAACAAGAAAGAGGTATGGATATAAGCAAGGTCGTTTATTTTACAAAAGAGTTCAAGGAAAAAACTCCGGAAGGAGAAGTTTTAGATGATTTAGGGTTAACAAAGATGTGTTGTCGTCGTCATATGCTTTCTCATGTAGATATCAATTAGATTTATTAAGAAGAAAAGAAGAAAAGAAGAAAAGAAGAAAATAAAAAAATTATATGATATATTTTATTATTTGATTTTAAACATCTATACTTTTCTTTTTTTACCATTTCTCTTTTTAAATCTTATGTTATATATATTAAGACTTTATGGCATTACTAAGAAGACACACAAAAAAACACAGTCATAAATCTAGAAAACACGGAGGAAGTAAGTTTGTTGGAGGAAAAAGACACAAAACTCATAAAAGAAGTCGTTCTCACAAAAGGTATTTAGGAGGAGATAATGCGTTAAACCAAGCATATACTGGTTCTCCTATTACAACTATGGCAAACCCAAATATGGCTTTCTTAGAATCAAACTCAAGAGCATATCCAGCAACAGACCCAGCACCAATTGTCCCTAGTTATATGAATTCACAAGCAATGTCCAGAGGAGGTAGAAAGGGTACGCGAAGAATTAGAATAAGAGGAGGAGGTTGTGGTTGTGGTTCTCCTTTGACTGGTGGTGGATATATCCCAGCTCTTATTCCAGCTATGCAAGGAACACCTGTTGATGGCGGTGATATTTCTACTTGGCCTGGTGTAAACGGTATTGCTAGTGGCGCTGCTAGTTATCCTCATTATGCTTTAAATACATATGAACCAAATGATGTATCTAGACAAATGGTTGCTACTGGAGCTCAGCCACCTTTTTCTACTGGTGGTACAAGAAGAGGAGGAAGAAAACACAGAAAACGAACTGGTAAAAGAGGTGGAGGATTTTTGAGTACATTTGTTCCTGAGTATGGATTGAATGCTGCTCGAGGAGTAGTTCATACTGGTAGTAATGTTGTCGATGGTATATTAGGTAATCCAGCTGGAACAGACCCAGCACCTTGGGTTCAAAATAATATCCAAACTTCTGCTTATAAAGCGTTGTATAATCCAATTATTTAATTAACAAGTAAAGAAATAGTATTATAAAAAATAATATAAATATAAAAGTTATATATATGATTATAAAATTGAAATATATATATAACAAATTGAATGTATTCATATATGGATTATTTTAGTAGTAAATTTAGTAGTAAAATGAGTAATAATACGACCAACGCAACAAGTAGTGATGAAACAGAGAACAGTAAAAAATCCAAAACTCTTATAGAGAGGATTGAAATAATGGAAAAAATACTAGAAAAAGGGACAAACAGTATGTACCTGAATATGATAGAGTCTTTACAGGAAGAAATAGAAACACACGAAAAACATAACCAAGAATATAAAAGTAAACTAGATGAAACGACTCAGAAATTGGAAGAGTCCAATAAGAAAATAGAAGAGTTGGAAAAAGTGATAAATGAAATGAAAAGCGAATTCGAAAAAAAAATTGGGGAACTTGATTATGATATAGACTACTTATATACACATAGATAAGTATAGAGAAATCAGACACATCCATAAAAAAGAAAAAACAACAAAAACAAGAAACAAGAAAAGTATTATTCTTTTTTCTATCGTTAATTTATATAAACAAACATGGCATTTCCAACTTCATTAAAGGAATTATGTACTCCTGCATTTGTCTATTTTACATTATCTATGATTGTATGGTTTATTGTTTTACTACAGAATGTCGGTAATAACGGTGTTTATACTATTGGAAACTTTAGTGCTGATGTATCTAGCACAATTGTGATTTTTGTATTCAAGTTATTATATATTTTATTCTGGACTTACATTTTGAACTTGATTTGTAAAGATGGTAATAAAGGACTTTCTTGGTTCTTGGTTATTTTCCCTTGGTTACTTTTATTTGTTGTTATTGGTATTTTAATGATATCTGTTTAGAGTAATATGGTTTTTTTAAATATATCGATGTATCTTGACAACTTTATAGTATAAACTTAAAAAAATGCTTATAAAATATGTATCAAATATATATAATAATATCAAATATTATATATATAAGCATGTCAGTAGAAGAAAATAAAGGGATACGTAATATAGTAAAATCAGAAAATGGTAAAGGTGTTTCCTATGATATGAATGGATGGAAATATATATCTATATGCGGAACTCCATATGAAAGAGGTGTTGCTTATGGCGAGTTTTCTGCAAACGATTTTATGGAAGTGAAGGACATGTTAGAGTTTTTTATGTATGAGTCTTACGGTGTAAAGTGGGAAGAACTAGTGAAAATGATAAAAGATGATTTCCACGAAATGACAAAGGAAAAGTTCCCAGAGTTGTACGAAGAAATGAAAGGTATTACCGATGGTGTAAATGCCTCTTTTAAAAAACAATACGAAGAGAAAACCGATGTTTTTGGAAAACCTGGAAAACCAGTATCCAAACCAACTACGAATATTGACGAAGTAATAGCATGGAACTTTTATATGTCTTTATCCTACTGGTACTCTACGAAATCAGACACCGCAGGAGCAAAGGAAGGCGGCGCAAAAGACCGTTGTAGTGCTTTTATGGCTGTTGGAAGCAAATGGACGAGTGATTCAAAAATAGTGACCGCACATAATTCTTTTACTGACTTTATTGATGGACAGTATGAAAACTATGTATTGGATATTTTACCAGATGCCTATGAAGGTAAAGAAGGTTGTCGTATAATTATGCAAACATTCCCTTGTGGTATATGGAGTAGTACCGATGTATTTGTTACTGGATTTGGAATAATTGGAACAGAAACGACTATTGGTAGTTTCAAACCATATGAAAAGAAATATCCTATTGGATATCGTATTCGTATGTGTATGCAATATGGAAAAACATATGATGACTATGAGCGATTCTTATGTGAAGGCAATTCAGGTGACTATGCCAATTCTTGGTTATTTGGAAACATCAATGACAACTCTATTATGCGCATTGAACTTGGTTTGAAATATGCCAATACAGAGATTATTTATACAAGTGAAACAAAAGAACCAGTTGTTACAGAATATGATATAGATGGTGTGAGTATTATTCGAACTGAAACATATAATACAGAAGGTGGATACTTTATTGGTTTCAATGCTCCTTATGACCCTCGTATCCGTCAAATGGAATGTGGATTTAGTGGTTTTTATGATATTAGACGGCATCAAGGTGCTCGTCAAGTGCGTTTAGAAGAGTTGATGGAAGAGAACAAAGGAAAAATAAATGTAGAGGCCGCTAAAAAGATTATAGCAGACCATTATGATGTTTATTTGAAAAAGGAAAATCCTTGTTCTAGAACGGTTTGCTCCCATTATGAATTGGATGCAAGAGAGTATATGTCTGACCCTACAAGACCAAAACCATTCTCATTACATGGTGCGGTGGATGCTTGTGTGGTTGACACGGCTTCTGCGAAAGAGATGGCTTTTTGGGGAAGATTTGGTAATTCTTGTGGAACTCCGTTTGATATTAACAAGTTTTGCGATGAACATATTCAATGGAAGGCATTTAGACCATATGTACACGACAGACCAAGACAAGATTGGACTTATTTCAAAGAATATGATGGGTGGACTGAACCAGTCGTAGAAGAAGAAAAACCAGTCATAGAAGAAGAAAAAGAATTAGAAGTAGAGACATACGGTGGTAAAAGAAAACAAAAGAAAATTAAAAAGACGAGAGGTGGTAGAAAATCAAGAAGTAAAAAAGGAAAGAGAAAGACTAGAAGACAAAGACGTAAACATATGAGAGGCGGTGAGTTTGACGAAGAACAAGATAAAAATCTAGAAGAAATAACTAGAACAGAACAAGATGGTGGAGAAGAAACAGAAGAAGAACCACAAGAAGATGAAGAACAGCAAGAAGAAGAACCACAAGAAGATGAACCACAAGAAAATGTTGAAGAAGAGCCACAAGAAGATGAAGAAGAACCACAAGAAGAAAATGAAGAATAAATAAAATAGAATATAAAAATAAAGAAGTTATATATAATATGGATATGGATATCGATATTATAGAGGATTTTGATAAATCAGACAAAGAGGTAGACATAATAAATTCTCAGGAGAATGATGTTTATAGCCAAGAAACACAAATACAAAATATATCGTGGAAACTAATTGACAGAATGTTCAATGACAATCCACAACATTTAGTAGCCCATCATTTAGATTCTTATAATGAGTTTTTTGAAAAGGGTATTTATCGTATTTTCCGTGAAAACAATCCTATTCGATTCAAAGAAACGACTGAAACAACAGGAAAAAGGGAAGAAGTTTATGCAAACGAGTGTTCATTATATTTAGGTGGAAAAGAAGGCAACAAAATATACTACGGTAAACCAATCATTTACGATGATGAAAAAACACACTTTATGTATCCAAATGACGCTAGACTACGCAATATGACATATGGTATTACTATTCATTATGATGTAGATGTCGACATGGTTTATTATGAAGAAGGAGAAAGTGGTAAAAAAGAAAGACGCGAATATTCCACAACAATAGAGCAAGTTTATCTAGGCAAGTTTCCAATCATGCTTCAATCGAACCTTTGTGTTTTGAACTCATTAGATAAAGAGGTAAGATACAATATGGGTGAATGTAGAAGTGACTACGGAGGATACTTTATTATTGACGGGAAAGAAAAGGTTATTTTGTCTCAAGAAAAGTTTGCGGACAATATGCTTTATATTCGCGAAAACAAGGATGATGCGGAGTTCAGTCATTCCGCAGAAATAAGAAGTGTATCAGAGGATCCGTCAAAACCTATTCGTACAACAGCTGTAAAAATAGTAGCACCATCTTCAAGATATACGAACAAACAAATCGTAGTTGCTATCCCAAATGTAAGAAAACC